CTTCTCCTCGCGATCAACCTCGCAAAGGATGCTGCCCAACGAGCGGTCGACTTTGAGGCTGCGAAGGTCTCGACACAGCTTGTTATTAGCGTGCTTAATGGTGGGGACGTTTCGGGGATGACTATTTATGGGACTACAACGCCGGTTCTTCCTAAGAGCCTGAAGAGGGCTTTTCTGTCGGTTGGAACTCTTCCAATTCCGGTCGAGTTAATTTCCCGCGACGTTTATGTTCAGCGTATCAAACGACGCTTCTCTGGCTTGAGCAGCCTTGCCTCTGTGACAGATGTGATCACAAGCTTCGCTCCCTTCCCCTTCGTGGTGATTCAGGTCGGCACGACCGTGCAGATATTCCCTGCCGACACGACGCAGCTTGGCTCTGGGAACGTGACGCTCTTCTTCGACATCCTCCAATGGCTTCCCGACTTCGTCCAGCTTATAGATGGAAGCTTCTTGTTCGACTTTGCTTTCGAGTATATGATCTTTCGCACCCTCTATTATTTGAACTTCTTCCTAAAAGAAGACCAAAGGGTGGCGATCACGTCGAAGATGTTGGATGATACATGGACCAACGTGGTGCAATGGAATGCCACCTACATTGCCTCATCGACAGATGACGCTTCCCTTGACTAATGGCTGTTCAATCTCTAACAAGAGCCTATGTTCAAATACTTGAGGAATTTAACCTGGCTGGTCCAAAAGGACAAAGCTTGGTCATGCGAAAGGCTTACATCCCAACCTCCCCAGGTGGTGGAGATACTTGGGATCCCAACATCAACGTCGTGGCTTTGGGCTTTCGACGGGTGGTTGTGCCCCTCAATGTATGGGCTAGTGTTTCTCCGGTCTGGCCACCAGGAGCAGCAACTCCACGGTATGTGTTTATTCTCAAGGAAGACGGGCAATACCTTTACCTCTCTTTTACTATCAGTGGGTCTTCAGCGTTTTTTCTTGGGTTTCAGACCCCAGTCCAATGTATTTTGATTGGTGAACCTCTTTAACCTATGGCAACTTACCCTACTCTTTCTGCCACCCTTTCTGCCCTTCAAGCAACGATGGCTGACCCGTCTCCGACGGAAGATGCCGCGATGCTCGATGATGCCTTAAGACAGACGCGTCGGTGGATTTATGACTTTCTATCGCAGTCCTATGATACGGGGACGAACAAGCTTAAACTTTCCGCCTTTGATACTTCCTCCCTTGTGGGTAGCATCCGGGGATCGGACGCAAATCAGGGAGTTCAACGAGAGGTGGCACAGGGAACGATTTCGGACATCGACCTTCGAGATGGCGCGGCCATAACCACGAAGATTGCAGATGGTGCTATTTCGACGGCAAAGATTGCTACGAAGGCGGTGACGACAGCGGCTTTAGGTGATGGAGCGGTGACCTCGATAAAGCTCGCATCTGCGGCAGTGGCAGAAGCGAACCTTGCTGATGGGTCGGTGACGGCGAATAAGTTGGGGCCGCTTTCGATCCCGGCGGGGAAGTTTGCTAGCAAAGCTGTGGTTGGGAATGACATCGGGGACCATACAATCCAACCTCGGTCTCTTCCAACATGCAAAGCGGGACAAATCTTCGTAGGAGGAAACACTGATAACAACCTTGCGGATTCTGCTGTGGCGAAGACCTTAACAGGTGTTATTGGGGTAGATCAGAATGGTAACACCTTCTTTAACCTAGCAGGAGTGAGTGGTCTTGCTTCCACAGCTATCCTTGCTGAAACTCTCGTGCCTGCTTCCTCCGTTGCACGTCCAGCAGAAAATACTCGTGGAATCAACGGTGCATGGCAATTTGTTGGTTCTGCGTCGGGGTCGACCTTTTTGAGAACTCCGGGAACGGATGGGGTTATTCAAATCACACAAGCTGGAATTTACCGTATCCAGGTTCGCGTTCCTGCAACGGGTTCAAATCGCCACCGTGCCTATATGGAAGCGAAGCTTGATCCAACAGGAACGAAGAGTAACATCACAATGGGCACTTCTTCTTTTTCTTACACCACTGGTGGGGGTCAATACGCAACGACTCTTAGTTTAATCGAGGACATTTTAAGCTTCGTTAATGTCACAGTTGCCAATCCTGGAACAATATATATACGTCATATTATAGAAGCTGCTATTACCGGGGGGTTAGGTTTAACCTCCAATTACGGCCCGCTTGGGCAAGTCTTCACGGATTATTTCACCCTCTTCACAATTCAACAACTAATCTCAACTGTGTCAGTAGCTAACACCACAGTTTAATGGCCACAACACGTCATCCGGTTTCGCACATTTCGGGCGTGGGAGGAGTCGACTCGACCTCAAGGGCGCATCTTGTGGATGAAAGCAAATGGACCGTGTCACATAACATCTCCTCAACGAATACGCAGGTTTCTCAGGTATTGCGGAAGAAGATCGTGGGTCGAGTGGGAGGAGTGATCAATTACCCTTACGCGCTTCAGACGTTGGTGAACCTTCCGACAGGGACGAAGGATCGGAGTCTTGTGGTGGGACTATCTTCAAGGCATGCTTTTCAGGTCAACGTTGACACACCTTCGCTGTCGAAATTCCTCCCTTTTCAGGGAAGCGATGCTGAGTTCATCACGGTGCCCGGTATGCATCGACGATGGGCGACGGTGGTGTATAACAACCAACTATGGTTCACGAATGAATTCAACTCTCTCGCCTTTACCGAAGGAACCCGGGTGCGTCGCTATGCAACAGCCGTGCCCGCCGCTCGTTACTTGGACTCCTTCTTCGACCACCTTGTTTTTGGATGGACCAACTATCAAGGAGAAGTCCGACCAACACGAATTCATTGGGGAGGTCTTTATGATCCATCTTCCCACACACCTTCCGTGGCAAACGAAACTGATAGTTTCGACATTGAAGAGTGGTGCCGGACCGATTTGCCATTGGTCGGAGTTACGGGGGTCCGTCGGCTTGGGGACTTTTTAGTGTGTTATACCCCAAGTGCTATCGTCTGCGCAGTCTATGTCGGGCTACCGAAGGTGATGCGCTTTGGTGCGGGTGCGCCAATCTTCACCGATGTGGGAAATGGGTTGATGTATGGGTTGGCGTCTCATAAGAACATGCACTTTTTCTTCGACGTGGTCGAGCAGGATTTCTATATGTTCGATGGGCAGGCTCCGCAGTCTATTGGAACGCATATAATTTCTTACTTTCGCAATACGGTCTCGACAAACTTCGACCTTTTGCAGATGACGTGGGCCTATACAAGGCCGGAGAGGTATGAGGTTGGGTGGGTTTTCTGCTCGACTGCCTCTATAGGGCGATACGATAAGCAGGTGGTCTTTAACTGGAGGACACGGTCATGGTATTCGGCTTCGGTTGAGGATGTGCGCTGCATTGGAGGGCAAACCTCGAGGGCACGCACTTGCGACGAGCTTGTGGGGACGCAGTGTGATTCTTTGGTTGGAAAGGTGGATGAGCTTTCAAACACTAGCATATCGAACAGCGGCCGGTTGTTTGGCTCAAGTTTGGGCTTGGTGCTTCGCGAAGAGCTTCTAACCGACGACACGTCGACTTTGCTCGCTCAAGAAGCACCAACCCTTGAAACCCGCGACTTTTTTGATGGTTCTCTCCAAACAGTGAAGGAACAAGATTCGATGGTGTTGGATGGAAGTTACACTTCAGGCGATGGGATCGAGGTGTCGATCGCGACGAGGGATTTCTTCGACCAACCTGTTGTTTACAAGGTGGTGGGAACGTGGACGCCAAGTTTGCCCAACAAAAGACTCACGTTTGCAAAGGTGCAGGGGAAGATTTTCCGGTATCGCTTTCGGTGGGTGAGCTTGACTGCTGGGATACAGACGGCTTATTCAAGCGATCTTTTTAGTCCTTTATTCTTTGGAGCAGGTTATGATGGCCTTCCTAATCAGACCTTTACTCTCTCTGACGGTCCAGATGCTACAAGTGGCATGACAGGTGATGAAGACCTCAACGACCTAGTAGCTCTTATACCTCGTATGCTTGATCCAACAGGATTAGGTAAGCGAGGGGCTGTTATCAACAAAGACTTTACTTCAAGTGGGATATGGGTTCAGCCCGTTACAGTAACACGTTTTGTGGTGACAGTAGTCTCTCCTGGTGGTGGAGGGGGCGGAACTATCACATGGCCTGGGCCAACAATTACGAACTTTGGTGGTGGGGCGGGGAAGATGATTCGTATATTGTTTGTCACACCAGCTTTCGCCCCTACAAATACTTTGGTCATCACAATCCCACCCTTAAATGAGAACTCAAAGACAACAGATAACGGAACGTCAAAAGGCTTCACAGGCTTTACGGCTGCTCATGTTACAGTAATTGACGGGGTAACAGGTTTGAGTGTGGATGTTGAATCTGGCGCTGGGGCAACCCCCTCAGCAATTGGTAACGCAGCAGAAGCTTCTTCTTTTAATGGAGGATCAAGCTTTGTCTACCCCGCATTTGCCTCTCCTAACTATGTCGACCCTAATCCTTTAGGAAATGGAGTTGGTGCCCTTGCTGGTTATGGTTGGCAGTTGTCAGGGTTGGTAAACCCATTCACGACAAGTGCCCCTAACTCTGGTCTAGCCTATGGTGGGGGAGGGACGGGGTTGGGAAGGTTCAACCCTATTTACACAGGCACGGATACTCCTATTACCAAATCGACAAAAGGCCATTCTGGGTTGGTTAGGATTTCTTACATTGCCTAATATGGCACTCGTTGCTTTTACAGACTTTTTCCAATCGAAAGCACAATATCAGTTTGTAGGGTTACCTTCTTCCTCTGCAAATGTGGCTTTTCGATTTCGTGGTTGTGTTGAGCTTGCTCTTTATACAGGTGGAACAAACGACGGGGCTTTTTTCCAAACTGGTGGCACTCCTACAACAACGTTGGAACTAACAGCCAAGCTAGAAATTTCTTCTCCGGTGCAGGTTTATTACCTAAATCGAAGCGCTGCGCCACCTACAAACTTGGTAGCTTTAGATTATTCTAAGGTATTAACGGTGAACGAAGGTGCAATAATGAGCCTTACTTTGGATAATGTTGATCTTGTGCAATACGCCTCTGATGCGAGTAATCAACCAATTTCTGTGCCACCTTTTGGTTATTTTTATTCACAGTTTATGGTAGCTTCCTTCACCCATCCTAATGATCTTCGCACCATTGGAGGAGGACCGCGTGGTGCGGTCTGGAGCGGCTTCGAAGAGGCCATCTTCGGTGTGGGAGCAGAACGATGAACAACCCTGAAGGATTTCTTGTCAAACGTCTTACAACTGTCGATGAAGTGCTGGCGAATTGGGATTTCTTGCTGGCGGGCCTGGTCGACCTCAACGCGCAGAATCGTCCGGGTCATGTGGTCACGGCTGAGGCTTTTCTTCGACGGGTGCTTGACACTATCAACATTGGATCTGAACGGGGATTGGTATTCATCATTGAGTCTAAGAACCAGAAACCACTTTTTTACGGTGTGGTTTTTGACAACTCCTCGAACTACCATCCTCCGTCAATCGTATATTACGCTGCCTCATCGAATGGGAAGAGTGCTACGGTGGGTAAGTTCTCCGTTGCGTATGTGGAGGAGTGGGCACGTGCACAAGGATTCAAAGAGTTACATTGGTTTAATTCTAGGTTTTCGGGGTCGAGCATCAATGCGATCGAGAGGAAGTTCGGCGTGAAGCGCAGGATGATTTTGTATACGAAGGAATTATGAACGACTTGTGGAAGATAGCAGTCGAAGAGGCAGAGCGAAGGGTGGAGCGGTCGCGAGAGGGAAAGGTCTGCGAAGCGTGGGCTTTTGACTTCTCGACAAACTCAACCCAGTCTTCGGGGAACACAGCCTTTCAACGTCGAGGCACAACAGCGCAGGAGCGTTCCTATAGTCTTCCCGCCGACCTAGCAAGTCTGATTCAGGCGAATTATCAATACTCTCCCATCACTTCCGCAATGCAAGGAGCGGAGGGGCAATTTTTGCTTTCGCTGCTCAGTCGGGATAACACCGCGGTGCCGGGACAATCCCTTCTAAGTTCAATTGAGAGTATTGATCCGACGTCGTTTATTGGCTCGACCTCTCTGTCGAATATCGTCAATCGAAACCCCTATGCTGCAAATTATGAACAATCAACCGCCGACCTATACAACCGATCGTTTGGTCAAGCTCGTGCCGCTGCGATGTCCGGTCCTGGTAATGTCCGTGGAGGGCAGGCCCGAACTGGTATGGAGCTTGCTGATTTGGGAACGAATCAGTCCCTCAACCGCTTTCGGGAAATCCGTGGTCAGCAAGACAAAGAGGCGGGCATTGTTGAAGATGCGGTCAAACTTTCACAGATGATTGAGTCGATGAGGCGAGGAAGTCAGCTTCAAGCCCAACAGCAACAACAGCAGGGAGAACTTGGACGAACTGGGCAGGGACTTGAATCGTCGGGCGCTATTGCCCGTCAGAGGATGCAGAACACCTCGAATCTACAAATGGCTGGGGAGTTCCTTGGGAAGCCGCGTCAAACCACGGCGGAGGACATTTCTGGCGAAGGGCAGCAGATTCAGCAATCCTCCGGGTCGGGATGGGGTGCAGGTATCACATGTTGCTTTATCTTCCTTGAGGCTTTGAATGGTGAACTTCCCCCTTATGTCCGCCAAGGACGCGATGACTTCTATACTCCCAACAGGCGGGCGGGATATATGGTAATGGCTTCATTCACCATCCCACTAATGCGGAGGTTTTGGATTGCTCGCCTGTTGGTTAATTTGTGTCTCGTGAAGCCCTTCCTTGTGGTAGGAAGGTGGTGGTATCACAACGAGCATCGCTTCTTTGGGCCAGTGCTTAAGCCCTTTTGTTGGGGATGGTTTTGGACCTGGAGTTTTGTCGGTAAGATGAAAGGAATGTTATGGCATCGTTAATGGAAGAAGATGATTTGAACGCGGGTGCGCCTCTTTCGAGTCTGTTCCAACCACCGGCTCCTACTTCGTCTGGAGGTGGTGGGTTTTGGAAGGGAGCAGGTCGGTTTGGCACTCGTGCATTGAACGCCCTTTCCAATCCTAATATAATGCAGGGGGGACGTGGGAATATCTTCGAGCTTGCACGAGGGTTCACCAACCAGGGAGCGGAGGAACTTGCTAAGACGAGAGAGCTTTATCAACAGAACCAAGCCCTTCAAGGTTCGACGTTGGGAAACCAGCAAGAGGAACAACGACAGATTGCTCAGTATGCCAAAACACATGGAGACGCCTACCAACAAGGTTTTCTTCAAGGCGCAGCCCATACCTCGTTAATGAAAGGTCAAGCACGTGAAGCTAACACCGCTGCTGATACAGCCGATTATGGGCTAGAGCAGAAACAGCAAGCTGACCAATATGCAAATGCAATGATGGGTGCCCCTAACATGGGTGCGGCGGAAGGACTTGCAGGGTTGGATGTGAGCAAAGCCCATGTAGGAAACTTGGGAGATACAGGTCTTGCATCGTTGATCCATGCAGGGGCGTCAGCACAGGAGGCTGAAACGGGGGCAGCTAAGGAAGCAGGCTCCTCGGAGAAAGAACGTCAAGCTCTCGTGGCACACCTTCTTGGGAATCCCTACCTTTCGATGTTGCCACCACAAGCAATGGCAATGTTGAAGCAGTTTATCAGTGGTAACCTAGGAATGCCCGAAGTGGCAGGGGCGACAGTTCCTCTAACGGAGGCAGAGAAGGCTGCAAGGGTGTTAGATGAGCAAATGCGTGCTCGAAAAGCGGCGGGTCGACAGTCCTCGGTAGTTCCGGGAACAGCGGCGGGTCCTATGTCCCCCGTAAGGAATTTTATAGACCGCATCACGGGGTTGACGCCAAAACCTCAAGTTGTGGCTCAGCCTACCATAGCACCATCCTCTATTCAGTCATTGCTACAAGGTGCTCCCCCTGCTCAAGGACTTCCAATGATCTTCCAGAATGCGCCTTCTGGGGCTTTTCCTGGTGTTGAAAGTCTAAATCCTCGAAGTAGGGCCGAGTTTGATGACTGGGTTCAAAGTCATCAGGGAGAGTATCAAAGAGCGATAAGTGTTTTAAAAGAACTCCTTAACCGTCAGAGATAATGGACTTTCTTGAAGGACTTTTGGGAGGGACGACAACCTCGACAAGTGGGGCGGCTGGGACTGTTCTAGGGGGGTTGCTTGGAGGTAACTCGGGGTCGGCCTCAACGGGACTAGGTCAACTTGGTTTCTCAGATGATACCTCGAAGGTGCTTGCACAAGGTTTGACCAAGGGTCAAAAGCTGTCAGGAAAACAACAGGCCACGGTGGCTTCTCAAACTCCGTCGCTTGCTCCCCTTCTTCAACTTCTAATGCAAAGCGGCCTCTAGGTTCGGGTTAATAATTAACCTTCACTGCTATGGAAGATGAAAACTTTACCTTCCCTGAGGTCCAGGAAGCTTACCGAGTAGCTCAGGACTCTCATCCGTTCTTCGCCGGGATGACGTTAAAGGACTTCTCCCAGTTTATGAACCAGCAGACCTCTTCGTTGAGGTATTCTGCGGGGAATATTTCAATGCCAGGGAGGTTAGCTAAGCAATATAGCACCGGGGTGGAAAATGTGCTTCAGCCTTTTAAGGAATACGCCGGAGCGTTGGGAGAAAAGGCTGGAGGTGGGCTTGGAAGCTTATTTAATCAGGAAGAGGTAGGACGAGAGATTGGAAAGTCTGTTGGGGAAGGTCTTCCTCGAACGGCCGCTGAGGTAGGTGCGATGGCTATTCCCTACGTTGGGGTGCCCACTGCAATGGCGGATGTTTTCTCGAAAGGCTATACCGAGACCGGGTCTCCCTTAGTGGGAGCGATTCAAGCCGGCACCTTTGGTGCAGCCCCTCTTGTTGGTGGGAAGGCCGCGGCTATTGCGTCGAGACTTCCAATAGCACAGACGGTGGGTGAGACTGTTGGTCCTGGGCTTACGGGGTTGCTCGAACGCGGCGCAGAGAAGGCTGCCTCGACGGTGGGTTTGCTTGGTACCTTTGAGGCTGGAGGAGAGGCATCAAGTTTGGCACAAGAACAAGGTTTGTATAATCCGCTTGAGCCACGACATGTAGCGGAGACCCTTGCAAACATCCTTCCTTTTGAGGTCGCTGGGCTGCCATCCGCGCTTCGAGGTTATAAAACTGGTCCTGAAGGCCGTATTAAGCCCGCAGGATGGCAGGATGTTCTAAAGCCAACAATTCCCGGCCAAGTTCGTTCGTTAGCAGAAGGACGTTCTTTGTCGCAGGCTGCGGTGGACGCTGCGGCGGCCTATGCTGCCGAGGTCGCGGCGAATAGAAAGGCGACGGTGGTGACCTCTCTTCGAGGACAGGAGGAGAGTTTCCAACCACCGGAAGACTTTGAACCGCCGGAGAGTGTCGTCCTCAAGCCGAAAGAGATTGAACAGTTCAAGCTAAACCTACCCGGACCTGAGGTAGCACCTGCGTTCTTGCCAGAGCAGCTTCAGGGGGGTGCGTTTGGAAGGATCGTGGATGAACAGTTGAACGAGGAGAAACCGTTCAAGCTTTCGAGGTTGCCGGGTGATAAGTTACCTGGGAATTCCTTATTGGAAAGGTTGCCTCGTGCTCTCCCACCAGATGAGTGGGAGATGTTGAAGGGATCGGGCATTGAGGAGTTCTTGAAGGGGAAAACGGTGCCGATTAAAGAGTTTCAAGATTGGCTAGCGTCGAATGGGCCGAGGGTGGAGGTTAAAATAGTAGGTAACGAAATTCAAACTCCTGAAAGAAAAGAGTTTTTGCAGATTGAGCATAAACTTGACACTATTACTCCATACTGGAGACGAGAGGCACCAGAAGATTTAGCAAGAAGGTCACCAGAAGCCCTTGGATTGCTCGCGCGCTATCACGAACTTGGTTCGGGAACTCAGGTAGGCCCTACCCCAAGCACATCATGGCAATCTATCGCCCCCAAACCTAAAAATGAAATGCCCGGTTACGTTGAAGGAGCGGTGGTAATTCCTGAACGTCCTTTCTCTCAGCAAAAGCTAGGTGGCTCAACTCTCGCCGATAGGGGGGTGATGTTTCCTCCTTCACACAATTTCCCCCCAAACACTCTCGTCTTCTGGCGTGGTTACTGGGAACAGGTTGGTGCGAGGAAGGTCTTTCATGTAATCGAGGTACAAAGTGATTGGGGACAGCAACTGCGAGAAGCAAAGGAGAATGCTCTTAGTTCGGGTGCTGAACATCCGTACGTTGGAGTCCAAAACCACCCTCTCCTCAAAGATACTAACCACCTCGCCTTAAAGTCCGCCATCGACTATGCAATCAAAAACGGTGCCGATGCTATCGCAATCAGCGATGCGGAGACGGCAATGATGACGGAGGGGCATGATCGTCTTGCTGCGTCTCAAGGAAGACTTCTAGGAAGTGTTGAACGGCCCGCGCAAGAAAAAGGAATGCGTCTTAACTACAACGAAGCCCTTCCCCGCATTGCAGGAGACCTCACCGGCGCGAAGGGTGAGCGAGTGAGTTTTGGACCACATAAGAATGCTTTTGCCAACGCGGCAAGTCGAGAAGAGGCTATAATAGGGAGCGCACCACAGTATCGTAATGACCTAGTCTTCCAGAACCCCGACAAAACTCCCAAAATTGACGTCACCGCGACAATGTTCCCCCTCGATAAGGTCAAGCAAGAACTTCTCCGCCGAGGTGGGTTCACCCTTTTCGGCAAGGACAAAATCCTCTCCGAGGTCATGAAAGCCGCCGCTGAGGGGAGGGAGACTGAAACCCTCGGTCAGATGGCGTTGGAGTTGGGACGTCATCCTATCAAGCTTGGTGAGTCCATTGCGGACGTTGCTGCTCGTGAGTCGGGCTTGGACCTCGTTATCAACCAGCCAAACGACCCAAAGCTCTACCTCCCCAAGGTGCAGGATTTCTTCACCCGCTATTTCACCTTGAAAGGTGAAACCGGCCCACGGTTGAACTACCTAACGAAGAACGCTTTAGGAATTGCCGCTCGGTTCGAGCATATCACTGGCCGCACGGGAATCGCCGATGCCATGACTGGCGCGGCAAATTTTGCCGTCTCGCCAAGAGACTCAAAATGGAATGGGTTTGTGGGGCTTGTTACAGGTTCTCGGGGACACTCCAATCTACCGACAGAGTTTTTCCATGCCTTGTGGGATTGGGGTCACGAACTTGTGCATCAGGTTCAGTTTCGTGCCACAGCAATGCTTAGCACTGGCTCTCCCATCGTGCCCGATTGGGCAACAGCCTATAACACAGCTCTTCAAAGCGCGAACGCGATGACGACGGAAGAGAAGGGCATAGCTCTTCGAGCGATGTTGTTCCAGATAGCGCCCCGAGATATTTCACGGAAGGAACTTGAATACAGGGCCGACCTTTATCAGAAGTATGCGATTAAACAAGGACAGACCTATTCCTCCGCTGAGTTCCTTTCCGATTATGGTGGCCTTTTGGCAATGGCCCACCTCAACCCACGAGGGGCGCGGGATGCGTGGTTCTTTGGAGATCGAGCAGAGCAAGACCTTTCAAAGGGGTTCTATGTAGACCTGACGCAGACAATTAGCGCGGTGAAGGATTACTTTCAGAAGGTTATGAGTGGGACAGGAGCTAAAGACTTGGTTGTGAAACAGGCCTCGGCCTATCTTGAGAGTGTTCATAAGAACATGGTCTCGATTATGAAAACCGATGCTGAGGTGAAGGCTGCGGTGGACGCTTTCACGGCCCTTTCTGATCGTGGTCAGGTAGGCCCGGTCGACCCTCCGCCTCGTGCAACCTATCAACAGGTTGCTCAAATGGGTGAACGAATGGCGAGGATGTATGATTTTGGACTTGCGGGCGCACCTTTAAAGGATGAGGTAGAGCGTGTCGTGGATGAGGCAGATAAGATGATGATTCCACAGTCAGTGGGAGGAAAGAGACCCTCAAAGCATGAATTGTTGTTTCCTCTTGGACAGTTTGTTAAGGCTTACCCTGAAGCTACTGGGATAGCTGATGTGGCTGCTGACTTCCGTCGAATGGCTTCAGCAAATGTGACACAGCTATTTCAATACTTAACAGAGGATAACGGAAAGTTCGCGAAAGACCGCCTTCGTTCTTTAGGTCGAGAAGAGACAATGGCGAACGACGCCTTAAATTTCGTGAAGTTATTTCAGAACACTGAGGTGAAGCAGTTTGTCGGTTCTGAATTGAAAGAAATGTTGAAGAAGAAGTTTCCCTCTTTGTCTGATAAGGATCTTGCCGCAATTGACCGCACGAACCAGCAATTCGGCCAAGCGAATGTGGCATCGGCCTTTCAGCGTCTTCAGATGTTCCGCGACCGCCTGTCGGCGAAGGCTGGTATGATCGTGCAGCAATACGACCCCACTGCGGATCACGTTAAGGCAAAAGGTGTGGCGAAGGAAGCAATGGACTTTTTGATGACGCGTTTCAACCTTCCGCCTGCGGAGCAATCTATTGGTTTAGCCCAACTTGCATCGAGAATGGACCCAAAGATGTTTGATTCTTTGTTCAAGTTTGCAGAGAACAACAAAGACTCTTATCTAAAGATGCAGGAGACATTGTTGGGGGCGGATGGAAAAGGCAAACCTTATTATTCGCCGGAAGTGCGGACGGGAAAATGGCTCATTGCGTGGAAGGAGACGGATGGTGAGAGGCAACTTTGGGATTTCAAAACGCAGGTGGAGGCGAATAAGAAGTATGCAGACCTTCAACGTCAGCAGGCAGAAGGAAAACTCGCATACCTGAAGGCTTTCAATAGTGGGGATAATGCCGAACGTTACCAAGGGATGCAGGGAGAGATGTTGGACTCTTACATAGAAGCGGATAATAAACTCTTCAACGCCACAATTCAGGCTTTGAAAGAGGGTGGTGCGGATGAGGCCACGTTAGATCGAGTAAGGGAGGACTTCAAGCCCGGCGAGGGGGCAATTCAGTCTTCAGTCTCTCCTTACATGAGGGAGCGATCCTTTGTAGGGGGACGAGAACGGTTGAATATGTTGGAGGGGAACATTCGCTATCTGAACTCTACCTCATATGGGTTGAGTCGTTCCTATGTCAAAGGTATGATTCCTCTCGTGGTGAACAGTCCGAAGCTTAAGGCGAACCCCGCATTGCAGAATATCGCTCAGCGATATCTCACGAACTTGGTCGATTCAAGTGGGTCGGAGTTCAACAAACTCAACGGCCTTATCTTCATGAACTTCCTCGGCGGCAACCCATCGTCGCTGCCGATTGTGATGACGCACCAACTCACAACACTCGCACCACATCTTGTAGAGTTGGGAGCAACTCTGAGGGAGGCTTACTTTAAGTATCTCCTTCCAGCAATTCAGGATGTCGGTGGATCGTATTTCCGAAAAGGACAATTCCTAAATCCTGAAGAAAACGCTGCGATTCAAAAAGCTCGCTTGGACGGCGATATCAATAAAGGTTTCGTTTCCGATATCCAATCCTATGAAGACGAAGAATTCCGAGATCGTATCAACCTCATCGACGGACCAGTTGCCACTGTGGCGCGCAAGCTCATCTTCAACCCCCTTTATCACGCCACCAAGTTCGGACGAGACTTCTTCGGGCTTGCCACAATGTTCAATTCCACAACAGCCTTTCTTGCTTCCTATCGGATGGCCAGGGAACGTGGAATGCCCCCTTCTGAAGCTCATAGTTTTGCAGTGGAGGCTGTGAGGACCACAATGGGAGGTGGAGGGAAGGCAAATCGTTCAATCTTGGTGAACAGTCTTGGTCGCTTTCAGGGTGTTGGTGGGACGATGTTAGCCCTTCAGGGATACACCCTGAATGTTTATGGGATGGCGATGCGGTTGACGAAGGACGCCCTCGGTCGGTCGGGGTTGCCAGAAACTGAACGGGCACAAGCTGGAAAAGCTCTTGGGACGATGTTCGCCACGCAGGCGATGATTGGAGGGGTTTTTGGGTTGCCTTTCGTGGCTGCGACTGTGGCGTTGGTCGATCAGATTTTCCCACAGGCGGAGGTGAAGAAAAGACTTCGTGGAATGTTTGCCTCTTTGGGTGGAGATAACCTTGAAATGGGTCATATCATCAGCGACGGTGCGATGCACGGTCTCTTCAACACCGTCGGCCCGGCAGATATAGGGTCGAGGTTCGAGTTGGGGCATATTCTCGGGGTGGACCCTAATGAGGGCTTCTCATGGAGCAATCTTGGGGGGCCGTTGACCTCCGTCCTGTCGAACTATGTCCAAGGCTTTCAGCTTGCCCAACGAGGACGGACGGGTGAGGCTGTTGAAAAGGCTCTACCTGCTGGGGTGAGAGGGCTTTATCGCCTTTACAATGATGGAGGGAACGTCCTCGATTCACAGGATAGGTTGATCTTCAAACCCACACCGGCAGAGCAAGCCCTTATTGCGGTGGGGTTCAAGCCGAAGAGGCTGTCGCAATTCTATGAAGAACAAGATATTCATAAACGGGCCGAAATACTCGAATCCCAACGGTTGCACGATTTCCATAGTGATCTGGCAGATAAACTTCTCGCGGGCGATATTGGGGCTGTGCGGGCGGGCCTTATGTCACAACAAACCGAAACTCCTAATTACGATCCGCGTGAGGCTTTGAAGCAGGTCGTCGAGATCGCACAAGAGAAATCAATCCCTGCCAACCCGCTGCGAACAGGAGGACGCACGACCGCAGCAGAAACTTCCAGAATCCAAACTCTGTATCCCCAAATTCAGGGTGAGCCGACGGAGATGCAACGTCTTCTTCAACGCACCCAGATTGAAAGATCGGTGGGGGTGCCTGGAACGGGCATGATCCACCCCGGCGAGATGCGAATGGCACAAATGGTTGACCAACTTATGGCGATGCAACCTCGTCTATCGAGGCCGGAGGCTCGGGTGATGGTGGAGAAGCAGCTTGGACGTCTGAGGACTTTGGTCTTTTAAGCGCGGCTGCGCAGGCAGGGGTGCAGACCATTTTCTTTGTCACTCCATTCACAACTTTCTCCACCATGAAAATCTGTTCCGTCTGCTCAAGATATCTCATCACCGAATAACTTTCGCGTGGGTCCATGTCTTTGAACGCAATAGCGAGGAATTGCTTTTCCAACATGATCCCACCCGCAGCGTTGAGAATTTGAAGGAGAACGCCGGTGGGCTTTGCAAGTTCATTCCGTCCGGCGGAACTGTAGAGTTCACGCATCTTCGGCACCACTCGATCGAGAAGGGCGATGGAAATTTCGACCATGTTCTTTCGAAGAAGGAGGTCTCCATACTCTACAATGGTCAACAACATCGCGACCTTGAGCATTTGGGTGTGCATTGAAGAAAAGAACCCCTCCATTGTGGGGTCGTTCTGAGGAGTCTTTCGGATTTGGTAATACCATTCTTTGTAGAACTGACGCATTTCGTCGGTGTAGGTGAATGGGCCGACAAGTTTCTCTACCTTCTTCAACTTCTCAATCACTTCTGAGCGGACCTTCCACATCTTGTCGGTCATGAAAGGCCAGTCAACAGGTTCGCGGATTGTTGTCTCGTAAATAGGAATGAGACGTCGAGCAAACCCACCTGAGATAATTTCGATCTTGAGGTTATCGACAATCCATCCTGGCGTCTCGCAGGCAAGAAGCACTACATAAGGGTTGGGAAACCCTTCTGATTCGACGTTCTTGTAGTTTGTATCCCACCATTTACGGTCATAGATATCAGTGAGGAAACGGATCATGTTCTCAGGGTTAATACCGAGAAAGTGTTTGAGTTCATTCGCTATGATCACATAAGGATGGTATTCTTGTAGAATTTTGTTCTCATCCTCAAAACAACGAATGTTATCATCATGTCCCATATAGGTCGAGATGGCCTGGGAAGAGGTCACGGAAGCACCGCGAGGAATCTTTGGGAAGTGGTCGGTGAGGATATCTCGCACCACGTCGCTGGCTGTAGTCTTTCGTGATCCCTGAGAGCCGATAAGGCAGACATAAAGGTTGGGATAGATACGATGCTGTCCCCAGTCAAGGTAGACCTTACGGGATATGACAGAGCTTAAGAGGGTGATAGCGGACCATATATGGTAGGACTCTGGGCATTCGTTGCCGCCATTAAAGAACAGATAATCGCTTAAAAAACTCATGTCAAGGGGAATTTAAGTGAGCAACTTTCCCTACATGTAATTTTACATAAGCATCATAAGCTTTCGCCGCTTCTTCTGCGGTTTTAAAGCTACCTAAGTTAATCCTTTGTTGATTGATACAAACTCTAGCTCTGTAAGAAACTCTTCCATGATAAGTTGCAGAAAAGACTCCTTTGAAGCCAGTTGTATTTCTTACGTGTTTATCTGAGTGGAAATTATTCTGTGAATAGGTAAGATAACGAAGGTTTATCTTTTGGTTATTTAACCTATTTTGGTCTACATGATCTATAACGAAACCCTCTTTACAGGGCAGAATACAATGAGTCATTAAGATAAACGGGGAAGAGAGTGAGGTGTTTGCGTTGCATCCTCTTGCTGGATACCCTTCAACTAACCGCCATGTATAGTCTTTTAGTTTATCATAATCATCGTCATCTACGAGTATAAGAATATGTGGATATTTTGCAATTGGAATAGTTTTCATAGCAGGGTCGTCCGTTACCAAGTTGGAAAAATGGCTTCATAGGTGAAGGGCAATTATTAACCTGAACCTATTGGGGGAGGATAATTTTCGGTTCTTGAGGTGGCGGCTCTAACCGCGTGAAGATCATCTTTCGCTCTTCACCCTCGCCGCTAATCTCCGTTCGGATAATCCAGAGAGGTATCTGGCGGACGTCCTTCGCGAGCATTTCGTATTTGCCCCCATTTTGCACGATGAGATAGTTCAAAAGGACGACGAATTCTTGCTTCGTGCGTTCGAGGTCTGCGATTCGACGCTCGGAGGCGGATAGGTGACGGCCGTTGTTGAGGGGGCTCATGATTTAACACCATTTATAAGGCGTTCTGCACAAACTTGTCCTGTCATACATATAATAGTGGCACGTAGAACTTTATACTTTATCTTCATCAGTAGTTGCTTGACTAAAAGTTATCAACTCTTCTATAATTTGTGTTGCCTCGTTTCCACCATGACAATGGAGCAACTGTTCACAAAACACTCGGTGTTTAGTTTGTATTTCTACAGCGGTCATATCACTCCCTCCTTCAAACTCCCCCAACTTCCCCCATAAGAACCTTCAAAGGGAATAACCACTTGTTGATTCGCGATTTTGAGGGAGTTGTTAAAATATTCCCGTATCTTACCAACTGCCCAAGCTGTATCGGACTTTTTAAATTGACCGGCAAGGGCATCATGCACTTGGTGTAATGGCTCAATTTTAAGCCTGTCGCTTTCTCTATTTTCAGGGTCATGCCATAGACGAAGTGCTGCCAAATTTGTGACATACGTGGTGTTATGTTGAGGTTCGTGTGCTAAGGCATCACTTAGTATCTCTTTCGAGCGTCCAAAGAAAACACGTCGGTGCCCACTGGCGCTTGTGATAACTGGTTGGCGAGATAATTGACGTGCTGTGTAATCGTGCCATAATCGCACGCCGGGGTATCGTAGAAAGAACAAAGACCGAAGTTCTTCAGTCTGTCGAGATGTGAGATTAACCTTTCCCTCGCTTTGTTCGAATATGGTGCGGGCGAGTTTAATACCCCCCATAAGGTAACAAGTTCCATGTTGGGCAATTTTGCAGGCAAAGTAATCCCAGTCTTCTTTTTTGACTTCCTTTGCAAGGACCGAAAGCTCTTCTCGACTCTTCGTCGCCATGGATGCTCCTTGTCGTAACATAAGGCAAAGGATTTTTGCTGGTTTAAGACCGAATATAAGGTCATCCAGCATAGTTGAGTCCCCAAGCATTTTACAATACGCTGCCACTGTCCATCCGTCAGCTCCAGAGAGATCACATTGGAAGAACCAACAATCCTGATCTGCGACAAAAAGATCCCGGTCGTAGGTAGGAATAGTTTGAAGATTGTAACCTGAACCGGTTGGGCTGGTATAACAGGTGATCCGACCAGTTTCAGTTCCAACAACGTTATAACCACACCTAATGCGCCCGTCTCGATCTGCATGGATTTCCAACATGCGTGCTCTAACAGAGTGATGACGGATTTGAATAGCCAGATCTGCGACGCGGTGGTCGAGGCTTTCTGGCGGGAGTTTTTTCTTGAGGTTGAGGAGCGCACCGTAGTCCGCGGTGGGTTGACCAAGTTCATTGGTTTGGAGGGGGAGTTTGAGTTTGTCATATAGATACGTGCGAAAAGCCGACGAATTGGTGTTGAGAGAGGTTTCGAGAAGGTCTTCGAGATGTCCTTGTTGAGAAGACGTTCGAGGGTTGAGCCGGATAAGTGATAACGTCTCTGGATAGGCTGTGGCATAAGGGGCCTTTGGTTGGTTAGGGTCACGTTTGTAGCACATGAGTTTCTGTGCTTGAATAGGAAGAAGAAGTTCTTCGATGGGGAGTTGGTGACCGGTGATATTATTAAGACCATGCTGAAGTTCCCACACCTTCTCCTGCACCTCCTTCTGGCGAAGTTTTGCGCCTTTTGTGTTGTATGCAATCCCCCGCAACTCCATGTAAAGAATAGGGTTGAGAAGTTCGAGGTTTATTCGGTAATGCGCTAGCGACGGGGCTTTGAGAGAGGGCGTGATCTTTTCTGCGATCTCATAAGTGATCGCTGAGTCCTTGCAACAATATCGATGAAATACTTCAAGATCGTCCGTTTTTCTCTCGAACTTATAGTAGGGTTCGTCAGTATAAAGAGAGGTTTGGAACCCCAAACCTTTTTCCAACTCGCAATACGCTTCCCAGTGCTTGAGCATGGTATCCTCAATGACACCTCGAACCACGATCCCAAGAGAGTATTGTAGGACGAAACGGTCATAGAGGGAATTCTGAAGGATTTTTCCCACTTGGGGGTTTGCGAGGACTTTCGACAAGGCTTGCCACACTTGGATTTCGTCTTTTTCATTTTCATAAAAGGAACCTGTTGAGGTGGAGAGAGGAACGATGAAAGCGTAGCCGGGATCGGTGGCGAAGCTAATGCACGAGACGTTCTCCACCCCACCTTCGATATCGATAGCGACGGTCTTTGGAAAGGCGTTGAGGTAGTTTAGAGCCTCGATAATTTCTTGAGGGGTGAGATGAACGTCGAGTTCTCGCTTTGGCACCCTGAGGTCGGGAAAGGTTCCATGTCGGAAAGCTTTCTTCAGGTCGAACTGAAGAAGGGGTGCCCATTCATAATTACGAAGGATCGCCGCGGGATGGTAGGAAGCGATACACTTCAAGCCAAAGAAAGGACTATCGAGTTGATCACAGATAAAGGCATAACCACGCCAGTTGGAGACGGAGTGTTTGGGCTTTTTGAGAGGACAAGGTGCCATGTCCTTTGCAGCTTTGAGGGCGATGTTGCCGAGGAGAAAAACGATGTTGGGTTTGAACCGTACCACATCTTCTTTTAGAAGGGCGAGGCCGTCGGTGATCTCGTCACCATCCCATCGAAGGGTGGTGATATCGTTGGCGATAGGGCGGGTCTGGCAGACGTTTGCAATTAGACATGACTCGGGGTTGATTCCTGCTCGGGACATAAGAGCTTTAAGAAAGCGGCCTGACATACCCATAAAAGGTTTGCTAATTGCTTCTTCGTCGCGGCCGGGAGCTTCGCCAACAATGGCGATACGATAAGACGCGAAAGAAGAAGGTTGCTGATTTGGGACGTTCATATCGAATAAAGGTCTCCTTCATCGGTTAGGTGCATTTCTTGGAACCGTTCTTCGATTGTCTCTTGCACCTTTTCAGGTAGCGAATCGAAAAGAACTTCTTCCCCTCGTTGGGTGTGGGTGCCGTAGTAAACCAAAATGAAGCGGATGTTGTTATCTGCGAAAGCGACTTCATAGAGGTTGTCGAGATGGCGGATATGAAGGTAGAAGTTAGACACATCCTCTACCTTTGTAGTAAAGGTCTATCTCTTTCCACAACCCACGAAGCTTCTGTGGCTCTGTGTGTGCAAGTTCATGCATTTTCTGGAAGCCTTCTCTGTTGGAGAGTCGCTCCAACATCTCTGGGTAGAATGAGGCGCTGTTAAGATGGTCAAAGCAATTCAAGTGCTTTTCCTCGAACGCAGTTCCCCCAAGGCATTGATAGAGTTCAGCACAGGTGTCCCAGAACCACATTGCATCGTTCATGAAGGTAAAGTGTGGTAGGAAAGGATTGAAGGGGAGGTAGAGATTATGACGGTCAGGGCACTTTTCCAACAACGTAGCTTCGATCCTTGTCGGGTCTTTGATCCATAGGAAGGAGGTATGGAGGCGGCTAACGGTCATGCAACGGCTATATTCGTTGTGATGGAAAGGGACGAAGTAACCCGCAAGTAGGGTGGGGAAAGTGAAACCTTCACAGTTCTCCCAGAAGATTGTGTCTCCGTCGAGGATAACAAGCGGTTTGTTATAGTTACCTATATAAAGAGCCTGCTCGATCCATTTTGCATGGTGTTGACGTATTTGAGAAAAGTGTGGTTTGACTTGGGCTTTTTCACATTTCTTTGTAAAGGCAATATAAAAAGAGGTAGTTGTGGTGCTTTCATCATTTAAAGTGGCATGAATTTCCCATGTAGGGAAACCAACACGAATTGTGTCGAAGCATAAAAGAGCGTTCTCTTTCGGCCCACTCTTCGGCTCGGTGATGAGGATGAAGACTTTCATGTGTAGAAGGGGTTTCGATACATGATGTCGAATTTTGCTTTTAGAGCTACAAGACCGGCATTATAATGTTTCTCGTTAATCTCAATCCCAACAAAAGGGTTCCAAGATGAGGCGAAGACCTGGAGGGATGACCCCTCACCCGCGAAGGGATCGAGGATAGTCTGCCCACGGAGGACGATATGGTCGAGGATGAATTCCCATACTGCAAACGGCTTCGCGAAAGGGTTGGATTCGGCTGTGGAGCGTTCTGCGTGGATCACGCATGAGGAAGCAGACTTCGCAAGCATAGCGTTGCCTTTTCGACATACCATCGCAATCTCGGTGCTCTTGGTGAAGTTATACTGTGCGGCTTGGTTGATACATTGGTGGGTTTTGACCCAGGTTAGGGGCCATCTTTGAACCTTGAAGCCGATTTGTTGGCATCGGTCATAGATAAACTGCCAGTTTGTTATATCACACCATAAAACGAAGAAAGCATCCTTTTTAAGAACGCGATAAATCTCTGGTATCACGTCTGAGAGTAAAAGACGGTTTTCGCGAACGTCATGCTCAGCCTCGACTCGGTCGACGTCCCCAATGCCGCTGTTCTGTTGAGAAAGCATTGCCATGTCAATTCCGTAAGGTGGGTCGGTGATACAGTGGTCGAAGCTTTCTGGAGGGTAGGTGTCGAGCACTTTAAGACAGTCTCCAAGGATGAACATCTTCGAGATAGCTAGGGTTTCTTGTTCACCTACGATAGGAAGTTCATCCGAATCGAACTCTGATGACGTTCCATCTTCTTCAGAGATGATTGTTGGGATCGGAAGCGGCTTTGATAATGTTCGCGATGCAAGAACTGCGAGGGCTTCGTCTTCTCGACGCCGTATAAGCCATTTAATTGCGTCGGTATATCCGGTGCATTGATGGATGCCGGAGTCGGGGTTGTTGAGTTCTGCGATGACTTGGATGTTAAAGGTCACTGTCGAACGAGAGACCCCAAGAAGAAGGCCCGTCATTTTATGGGTCCATAACTCAGCTTGAGGGTTGATAGCAGATTGACGTAGCTTAATCTGATGGACTTTGTCAATAGCGCGGCACTGCTCCTGCCAGGTCATCTCCTTTCGTCGGATGTTCTCTTCGAGTTCCAACATGGTGAGTTGTTCCTCGGAGAGGGTTTCTTTATAGACGAATGAGATAGAGGTCCAACCAAGGGACTCGGCTGCTCGGAGACGACGCTCACCCGCAATAAGACGGTTGTCGAAGTTCAGCACGATGGGTTGGATAAGGCCATGTTCAGCCATCGAGGCTGCAAGGTCCGCGACGTCGCCGAGGTCTTTCCGCTGACGGTCTTCAACCTTTATGGAGGTGATTAGTATAGTAGGAGTCATTTTCGTTTCCATATATACTCAAAATACTCTTTAAGATAGTTGCGCACCTTCTGTGATCCTGCTTCGATCATAAGATTCTCGGTAGTTGGTGCACATAGATTGAAGGAGCCGACGTAGGCACGGTGAAGTTTGGTCTTGTTATAAAGAAGGAAGAGTTTTGTATGGATGGAGGGAACGTATTTCCAGTTTTTGTTCTTTGGAAGACCCGTTCTTAGGCCGTAAATAAGTCGGTTGGGGACGAGACCTGAAAAGATAGACTGAGAATAAGTGATACAATCAAAGCAATAAAACTTGGATACGTATTTGACAAACCGTTCCATCGAGCAGAAAAGGTGGGGTTCGCAGGCTGCGCGCTCTGGGATGTAAAGCGGGGTAGCAACTTTGGACAAGTCTTCGTCAAGAGAGAAGGTGTTCGTCATAGATAGCTTTCTGCATTCTTACAACAATTTTAAAAGCTGCTCGTTGTTCGATTTTTCGAATCATGTCTTTTGAATAACCAAGACAGTGCCCAACTTCACGGGTTGATAATTTGGTAGGAAAAAAAGAGAGGAAGTAACTTCCAATCTGACACTTCACCTTCCAGGAAGGGTTAACATTTCTTTCCATGAAGATGAGGTCTTGTCTTGTTATAGGCCATCTTTGCTTGCACCGCAGCACCGAGATCATACCTCTCATGGCCCGCTAGGTCGAAGATACGGATAAGGACGTCGGCTAGTTCGATAGCACCGTGAGGGTGCTCGGGGCAGTGCTCATCGGGGAATGGGCTTTCGCCACGACGTTCTCCCTCCCAAAACTCGGAGATTTCAGAGTGGATAAGGGCGACCTTCTCGCCGATGTTGCATCGAAGGGCACCTTCCCAAAAGCCGTGGATGACCGCGTTCGCGTGGGATTCGATGCAGAGTTGGTTGATAGAGTTGATAGGGTTCATAGTGGGCGTGGTGGGATAGCGTTGGTGCTACTAATATATTGACGTTTGATAAACTCCTTCTTAGTTATAATCTCACATCCTACAATAAGGAGCATAATTAAAACTATTGTTGAACATAGTATAATAGCCAACTTTATAAGAGAGCAGTCAGTATATGGTTCAAGTTGTGGTTTATTCATCACGTTCTCTTTCTTTCATTTCCATTTTGATCGCGTCTAGGGAGTTCCAGATATAGTTCGCCACCTTTTGGTCGGAGATGTTTTCGAGGCCCTGTTCATAAAGCCACCAAAGGTAGGAGGCAGGAACATCTTGCATTGGCTTATCCCGATACTTGCCGAAAGGCATCACATCAGTGTCGGTTAAGGCTGGCTCGCGTTTGGCTTTTCCTCTTGCATCGGGCATGTGAGTTCCTCTTCGTTAACCTCTTTCTGAACGAAATAGATAATGGTGATAGTAAAAATAAATATACCCACCCAGTTCCATAGATAACATTGGCGAGGATCGGAGATTTCATTCTTTCTGTCAGTTTAAAAGTTCTTCTACATAAGGAAACTGTTTCAGCACTTGCTTCCTTGGCACAAGTAACCATTCCTTTCGACGACCATCTTCATGGTTGAAGTCTCGGGCTTCTTGTAGGTCAAAGGCAATTCCTGCGGCCTCGAAGTGGAAGTTGTGAATAACGCAGACTGGGATCATTTCTTCACGGCAAGCGGTTGGCATTACAGAGATGCGTGCGCCGTCCATATGTTTGATAATCCAATCGGCTTTGTTTTTGGCACTGCCTGTTTCAATATAGTATCCTATAACATTATTCCTTCGGCCACTTTCCCCTCAAACAAAGCAACGCAATAATCGCATAATTTGAGAGGTCTTTGAAACTATCTTGAATGGACTCGTTCTGGGGAATGTTTCGTTTCTTCTTGAAGAGGTTGACGAGGCGCTCGTATTTGTCGCTCATCCGGACAAGACAACCATTCGCGCCGAACTTTGCAATGTTTGCCGGGCCGTAGTCTTTCTGCTTTCGATCGAGAAGTTGGATATTTTCGATTGCGACGCGGAGAGCTTCGATCCCGGCGGGGGTTTCGATATTCCATCGCTCGGCGATGATGTTAACGTCAAGCTGATCATTTCCGGTTAGAACCCATCGGTTTATATGTAGTCCGCCGGTTGTGTAAGTTTTTTCCTCACCTGTCGAACTCGCCGACGAGCCCGGGTCTTTTCTTGGGTCATCCATATTCTTCTATGTTCAGGTTAATTATTAACCCGCACCTACAGCCGGCAAATAGCCCTAGGTGCGGGGTCGCTTCACACCCCGTTTTAACGGGCTGGAACGACGGGATTGAGTGGTGAAGATGTCGTAGAACATCCATCTGTGGGGCATGGAGTTAATCCTTCAATATCAGGATTAACAGCCTCTTCACGAAACTTTCGTTCTTCCTCGTTGGGATTCTTGAGATATAGTTCCAAAGCGTCAAGTAAACTTACCCGATTAGTAAAACAGACCTTTTGACAGCCTACTTCACAGACGAATCCATTGAGAATTGGAACGATTTTTATAGTTCGGTTCATACGTTAGGCTTTTACAAACCGAAAGGTATTTCCGGGGTCGGGGTATTCCTCCGTCGCCTTTCCGATGCCGACCTTGCACATGACGCGCTTTCCCTCGAACCGGCTTAGGGGATTGAGTTTTTCCTTCACCCCAAGAACGGCCTCGACGAAGGTCGCGCAGGAACGTTTGATTGCGTCTTTGTTATATTTCGGAGTTTCGGTGAGGCCGATATATGTATAACAGGGCCAGCCAGGTTGGATTTGGTTGCCTTTTGTGTCTTGAAGCACCGCACTGGTCTTCAAGGTGATTTTGAGGTTCGTGCCAGTCTTTGTGCTATTCGCAACCTCTTCGACCTTTGCGATGTCGAAGGCATGTAGGATCGGAGAGGCGATGATGGGCATTGAAGTGTCAACACCGGACATATCCTCATCGAGAATGGAGGATGAGGGAACTTCTGGGTCTTGCATTTTGTTGGTTCTTTCTTTTTGGTTGTTGGTTTTGACAGATAGGATGTCAGCCTTTTCCCTTTCCAGGGTAAATGTTCACGATGATATTGTGAAGGTCTTCTTGGATGTCGACCACAAGTTCGGGTTCGATCGGGACGATCTCGACGATATGCTCAAACTTTGCTGAATCGTCAACCCGAAGTTGGGCGATTTCCAAGGCTTCGCCTTCGGTCTGGGCAACGACGAGGAAGTCCCAGTTGACTTTGAAGTAGTATAGGTTCATAGTTTTAGATATTTGTTCACTTCCGCCCACTCCGCCTTCATCTCACCGGGCATTCCGCATGACGACTTCAGATCGGGAGAGCGGCTGTCTTTCACCGTCTGAACCTGGTAGGGCTGCGGTTTTCCACCGATAGGTGGGGAGGAGGTGCATCTCCAAACGTCGGTGAAAAAGGCGCCAAAGTAATCGGTCACCGATCCCTGGACCGAGGGACGATAGCCCTCAATAATCACATTCATCATATTTTTAGGGTCGCTTTTCGTGAGGATCACTTCATGAACGGCGCAGATTGTGGTCTTATTCATCCCGCGAAGGATGCGGACGAGGAGAGTAAGGAACTTCGACTTGAAGGGAATCCAATCACGGGCTTCCATCTCTCCAAATGGTCGAGCTTGTTGAGATAGAATCTTCCTGATAACGAATTCATTCACCATCGTAAGGCTGTCGATGATGACCGTTTTGATATGGTCCTGTTTTGCAACGAAGATAAGTTCTTGAATGAGGCGGTCGAAGCATTGTTCAAGTTCGACTGGCTTTCCATCATCAGTGAAGCGAATAGGACACCATGCAAAGGGGGGCTTCCCGAGAAAACCCGAGGGGCCGTCGAGATTACCGTCGCAATCCATGAAACAGGGAGACGGGAATTGCATAGCAAGTGTGGTTTTTCCTCCACCGGGCGGACCGATGAGTAGGATAGATTTGGGTTCGGGTGGTTTAGGACATGTTAGGGAGGCGGTTAGCATATTTGTCTTTCTGTTTTCGGAGTGCCTCTTTGATGAAAGGCACAGAAGGATGATCGGGGTAATATTCGAGGATGATTTTTTGGCACTTGTCACAAAGCTTTTCCTTTACCAAAGAAGGGTCGGCTTTCCCCTCTTCTGGAAGGTGACCGAAGTTCTCCACCACACCATGCCAATGCCAACATCGTGGACATTTGACATTATGACCATCGTTCATAGAGGTGACGTTAACGATTATGTCAGGATAGGCTTCACTCATACCGGCTCACTCTTCCGGCCCTCAAGCGGGGACCATTCGTTTTTCGAGAACATTCCACTTTTGAGCAGGAGAAGTCGTTGGTCCTGTGGAAGTGCGCAGACATCGAAGTATTGGCACCTTCCGTACTTTGCAATGCACCACTTTCGCTTCATTGGCAGGTAGCCTTTCGCATAGTTCCAGATAAACTCTTCAATAAGGGCGAGGCAGTTCTGTTGCCATTCATCAAGCGTCGACTGAAAGATTGGAAAACGTTGGCGGGCGAACTCAATTTCTTTTCCCTTTCCTTTCTCTGTGGGTTTACGAACGCAGATAGCATTGATGAGGAACTCAGGCGGACGAAATTTAAGAGTCTCTGCAATCGCCCAACAATAACCTTGGTGTTGTGGGCTGATGGACTGTTCTTCAAAGAAGAGTGAACCCATAATGGAGGTTGTTTTATGGTCGACGTTGATTAGGTGTCCTTGCTCTTCGACAATAAGATCAATTCGACCAGTATAGATTATAGTAATCTCACCAATCTTTCCAACTTCGACTGCAAAAGACTTTTCGATGAACTCTGGAAGGACTTTAAAATTCTCGGTGGGATATTCTTCGTTATACTCATCTATCACACGATTTGCAAACTCTTCCGTTCGATGGTCGTCAAAATGGGCAGGCTCTTTCTGGAAATGCTCTGTGAGAATGAGACGTTGAGCTGTTCGAGTTTCTTCGGTGACTTTTCTTGATCCTACCTGTTTATATCGTTCTTCCACCGCAAGATGGATAGCTTTACCAAAGCTAAGCGCGGAGCGATCCTCGGCAAGTTTTCTTTGTCTTATAAAACTATATTCAGCAGCGCGATGACAACTGTTGAGGTATTCCATTGCGGAATTGTCGATGAAGAGATGACCGTCGATGAGGGGAAGTGGTGGGAGGGAGTTGGTCATACTTCATTACAGATAAGTTTCTTTCTCTTTTCTATCCTCTGGGGTTGAGCGGGGATAATCTCGTCTACTTCTTCGATCCTACATGATGGTGGCGGAGGTGCATTGTAAAACCTTACCTGAATCCCTTCGATTTCCTGTGTGTAATCAAGGTGAGTTTCATTTAAGGCGGAAATAGACTTATTCCATTTACCTCCAAACTTTAGCATTCCTTTCGTTAAGACTTCTCTCGAAGGGTCGTTGATATCGAGATTGTGATCACTGAAAGCTTGAATTTCAGTATCAAGGTCCTCTAAGAGCATCCTATATTTTGATAAAAACTCTATCATTTTATGCGCGGCTTTAACTCTTTCCATGATACGGTTAATTTCGTCCTGCACTTTCATTTTTTTTGCCTTTCTTCTTGGTTTTGGTTTAACGAAATCTGTCTTATCTATAAAATGAACGAACTTCTCTCCATAGTATTTATAAGTCGAGGTATCGGTCCAAGGTCTTCGGGACTGGCTCTCCGGTGCTAACGCTTTTCTGGAACTCCTGCCAGTTTTGCCGGTTTGCGCGGAGCTTTTGCACCACTGAGAGGAGTTCCTCCTCCGACATTAGGTGCATTGGCTTTAGGCCCTGGAGTGATAGGAGGGTTTCGAGGGGAGCTTCCGACACTGCCATCTCCTCCTGAAATGTCATAGAAGGAGAGGACGAAGGATTCGAAGGCATCTCGGTTGGTGTAGTCGATAAGGTTTCGGGATTTGCATTCATAGATGAGTTTGCGAAGAGCAAGGTTTATAATGATAGATAGGGTTTCGCGCGAAGCAGGTCGAAAGCTATCGAGGAAGAGCCGATATGTGGTGGGAACATCCACGTTCAGTCGAGAAGAAGGGCGGATTGTTTTGTTGGGGTTTTCAAAGGTGGTGGTCATAGAATTTTAAACTCTCTATCGGCAATTTGCTCAATGAAGACGTCGTATTGATTCTCCAACTGCTTCAGGGCGGTTAGAGAGAACTCGCATTTGTGGAGGAAGGAAGAAGTTTTCAAGAGACGATGATCGTGTAAGAGACAGATGGCCTCGATGACGTTCCAGAGAGGGGTTGTGACACCGAGTGGCAGGGCGGTAGGCTCGGTCGAGGCGGGCGTCCAAGGCTGGCCGAGGATGGTGGTGGGCTTGATTGTTTCGCTGTTACCAATGACAACAAGGTCGCCTTGAATGCTGACAACGATAGCATCGACACATTGGACGAACTTCGCCATCGGGAGGTTGGTCGGCCATTGATACTTCAAAAGGGACTTCATCGCATCCCGAAAGCGACAAGTGAAAGTCTCAATCGAACCTTCGGGCTTGAGCGAAAAGGGGGCGGGAAAGCGCTCAAGCACAAGCTTTAGGATAGGTTCATAGCGACGGAACGCCACTTCTCGAAAGCGATAAGGGAGTTTGTTCTGGGCAAGGTCTTTCATAGATTGAAGTTCGACTTCGGTTGGGATAAGTTTTGAGTGGTGGAGTTGAAGAACTTTCAGACCATACTTGACGAGATAAAATCCTGGCATGGTGTCCTTTGCAAGAAGCTCCACCTCGACTGGAAGAGGACTTTCAGATGCTCCGATAAAGGCTTTCATTTATCGTCTTTGTCCTTTTCTTTTATGATCTTCACCTCTCGCCCAATAGGATTCACCGCGATGTTGAGCAACTCACTTCTCATAGAGGGTGGAAGGGTGTCGTTCCAACACAGATCGCAGATACTCTCGCCGGAGTGGCGAGGGTTGAAGGTTTGAGCGCATTGAATACATTTTCGTTTCATGAGCACTTACTTTCGTATTTGGGTAGGTTAGTAAGACGTACGATAGCCGCTTCTTTTGCTTGATCGACATGGCCAAACCAACTCGGATGAGCGGCTTCGTCACCAACCGCTCGTGCTATATCTGCCATGATGGTGACAAGTTCTTCTGCATCTTCTTTTGATATGTTCATAAATTTAACCCTACAGTTCGCTCCGCTGTAGGACCAGAGATGCACCGCTCTTGGTTCTTGCCATGTGGCTAGAGGGAGAGTGCTTACCGCTGTGGTTTATACTGACGATACGCATATTCGTAGCTCTCAGTTCTGCTTGCGAGGCATATTGAATTGCTAGTGCTGGCTGGCGGCCCTCAGAAGGGCGTTACACAACTCCTTCTTACTCAAGCCATGCAGTGTATTTTTTACGAGCACTGGCAAAATTGAATTGTCCGCTGAGATAGACTGATTTCTTAGATGGTGCCCTATCTCACTTGCTTTATGATGCGACATATGACTTTATAGTTAACTTGTTCAGCTCAATGGAACGGCCTTAGTTTCTCTAGTCCCGTTTAACTACTATTCATCTTTATCGTTTCAGCTCGGCCAACACAGGCACGGACAAATTATGATCTAAAGGGTTGAGCGCGGTAGAGAATTGCACTCTACACGTCGTGTTCGCGTGCTTGAAAGGCAGCACTGGCAACAAGGTTCCTATACTGCCACTTCGGCAAAGAACAAACATGTTCGCACTGCTTACTCCGTTCACGACTTTCAGCGTCTTATTCCGCCACGCGCTCTTTTGAAAAGGACTCCCCCTTCGGTCACCGCGACCATGAATGGTAACACGACATAATAAATACAGCGGAGAAGTTCATGGGAGAGTCCAAAAGCTGCCCAAAGAGTTTTATTGAACCAAGGATATTTCATCAACAAATCCTTGCTTTCTGTAAGCACTCTTTGGGCATGATTTTCAGGTTAGGCCGCGAGAAGTGCGGTGCGTGCCTCTTCGTTGGCCTTCATGCCCCAACCAAGCGCCTCGGCATCTTTTGTTGGATCGCCGGTAAGCACGACTACCGTCCCAGTCTCTTTCTGGATGAAGTCCACGACCTTCTGCGCATTCCCCTTCGCGATGATTTGTTTCGCGTAATCGAGGAAACGTTTCCCAAGCTTCGCGGGAGCTTTGGGTTTGTGCTCAGCGGCTTTGATGTCGACGGCGAGAGGGTGTTCCACACCTTTGTCGTCCTTGATTCCGGTGATTCCATCAGCGATCGACTGGAAAGAAGTCGCATCTTTGAGACCCTTTTGTGCAAGAACTCCTGCCATATATCGTCCTTCGGTCTCACCAAACTCCATAATATCCTGTCCTTTAGCATCTTTCTTCCCCGTCGGTACGAGTTTTCGTTCGATTCCTGTGGCTTCCTCGACGCGGAGGACGAATTCCTCTCGAAAGTCCGCATGTGGCCCTCGATAGGCAAGATCGCGGTTGATACGCTCAAGAGCTTGCTCCTCGCCACCGGCTGCGGCGACAAGCTCCGCTACGCTCTCGTAAGCGAGGATGGTGCACTTAACTCCAAGGGAGTCCATTTTAACTGGCTTCATTGCTTTTCCTTTATTTTGGTTGTTGGTTGCAGGAGAGTTTATGTTCAGCATTGCTCTCCGGTGCTGTTTTTGACCTTGGGGTCAAATTTAAAGGTCGACGTTCAAACCGTTCGGCGTCTTGTTCCTCAAGAATATCTGCCCATGCATGTAGATAAAGGATAAGGTTGGCACGTTCCCTATAGAACACACTTTTTAGAGAGCAATAACGAACTTTATCTAAACCCGAACGCTTTTTAATGATCTTATTTGAAAGGTTCTCTAAACTATAGAGGTTGCAGAGTTTAAGCCCGTATTTCTCGAATCTTCCGAAGAATTCTTTCGCGGTGAGGCGGGTCACATTACGGTATGAACCAACTCCAGGGACTGCGTGGAATTCTGGTTCAAGTTCTCGTAACAGAAGGCCGCAGTTACACTGACGGGGGTCAAGCCAGTCGTATTGAACTCCACCTTCAAGCTTTTTCACTAACGAGCGCATAGCGTTGATAAGGAAGATTTTGTTTTGCATAAGGTTAGTTTTCCTGAATACGTTCTTGCTCGATTAACTCAAGCATCTTCGAGAAGGCTTGGGAGATTTTCTCTACGCTTTCTGGTGGGACTTGGGTGGTTGATACCACACCAACGCTAGGGAAGTCTTTGTCTGCGGCTTTGAGGGCTTTTTCAATGCTTGGAAGTTTTCCCGCACGATACATTGCGATCACGACGCATTCTCTAAAGGTCATTTTAAGATAAGATAGCAGATGATTATGGTTTTCGCGATAACAAGGGCAATGAACCAACGTTCTATCAGGAGGGAGAGTTTTTCGTTTGTCATACAAGTTGAAGATAACGATCTAATGCGGGGTCTGGCCGTGAGGTTCTTGCCTTCGCCGGCGCGGCTTCGGGTTGATCTTCGACAAAACTCGAACAATGAATTTCGAGAAGCTCCGCATCGCTGCGAAGCAACATTGCCATCATGCCGTCAGTCGCGACGAGAAGCCCAGCGCATGAAGGGAGCGTTGGGCAATGGCCGAGGCGGGCCTCGGTGAGACGCCAGAAAGACTTCGTCTTCGGGAGCGTGATTTCATATAAAAGGACAAGCTCACTTAAACTGTCAAATGGGTTAAGGATGAGATGCTTATTGTAGGAGGAACGTCGATAGGCATTAGGGAAGCGCTTTGAGAGGCTTTCACGTGCTTCTGCAAGATTGAAGATGCTTTGCATTGCGCTAGTGCGGGTTAATTATTGGCCTTCACTTTTGGGCCTTAATAATTCATCGAGTAATCAAAATCCCCTCCAACCTCTTCGCCGCGTGCCCTCGCTATTCTATCCCGACGATGGCACTTTGTACAAATTGAACTAGGAGAGTTCTTCGACAACTTTCTTCCACAACTTGCACAATTGAACGATCCATCTTGGTTTGGGCAGCCACCATCCTCGTGGCCGCAGCAGGGATAATCTTCACATCTTGCCATATGATTTTGCCTTTTGTTTGGCGAAGCCTCTAAGCAGGCTCTATGCCAGCCGAAGGCTCTCGCCTTGAGAAAGAGCCTAGCAGGGGACGCAAGGGCATGTCGAGAAAAGAATTTATCTTTAATTGCTTTCTCGGGGGAGAGATGGCATGAAAATAGATCCCGCCCAAGGCGGAGCCTTGGCATGAAAGATGCTAGCAAGGCGAAGCCCTGGGGAGCGCCGGAGCGGAGGGGGAGGAGCGATTTAGCTTGCGGCTGATCTCATGCTACGCTAGGCTGCTTGCGGGCGGCCCAATAGCCGCCCTAGCCGCAAAGCTGGCTCTTTTCGGCTCGGAGAATTCAGTTGCTCTACTCACATATATGAAAAAACCCAAAGTCCTCCCGATGATAACCTGCGCTTATGTGCTCTGCGCGAAATCCTTTACGCCGAAAAAGGTCTGGCAACGCTTTTGCTGCCCGGCGCATAAGCGCGCGGAGTTTTGGCGCACGCACGAAGTGGTGGCAAAACCTCAACCCCCGAATGAAAATGTCCCTTCTTAACCTTTATCATTGCTGCTACTGTGGCGAACTCTTTGAGCACACCTTTCCTCCACCTCTCTGCTGTTCACGTCGATGTTCTCGTTACTTCATATACCAATCTGAATATGCACGTTCTTCCTTCTACAAAGCACGAGGACGAAGGTTTAACGGGCGAAAGAAAAAGTGGAAGGGGTAGGCCGATCAAATAGCCGACCATTTTTGCTTGTAAGAGCTTGCAAATCAATGAAAAGGGTCGGTTGATCGGTCGTCCCATCGGCCTTGCTTGGCATTCTGGCTCTTTGCCAGCTAGGCAGAAATTACCTAGCTCTTTCACAAGGGCACTTTCGCCAAACGGTTTTCGCTTTTCCTTCTTCTTACATACATTTTTCTAAAAAAAAAATGACACATGTAAGAAAAAGGCTTTGGCCGTTTGGAAAAGGACTTTTGCGGCATTTTCTGGGATAGGCAAAATGCCTTTCGTGATCAGACGACCAACGGGACGACCAACACTTTTCCTTCTCCCGCAAGCACTTAGGTCGTGTCGGCGTCGGCGTCGGACCGACACACTTTCGTCAAGCTTCTGTGAGGGGCAATAATTAACCTTCACCTAGGGGAGCGCCTGAGGCGAATGTCGATCATTTCCATCGACGGGCTTATCGGAGGGCCATCTCTCCCGAGAGAGGCATGAAAAATGCTCACCTAGCTTCGCTCAGTGCGAAGCGGTGAAAAGAAAGATAAAGAAAAAGCTTGCTCTCCCCGGAGATCATGCTATGCTTAGGGTTATCGGGAGCAATTCCGCTCCCGGGGAAAGAAAAGGCAAATTGGTTATGAAAGAAATCACAAAAATCGGAGATCCCCAAATGCTCAGCATGGTTGATGCTATTCTTGCAGCTCAGGACGCTGGAAAGCCGAAGGCTTGGGGGACGGTCGAGCACCTCAGCCTGCTTGCCGGAATCGCGGCCGAGCATGGAATGCCCGAAGCCTCGCGGTTGGACTTTATGGCATCCGCGCAGGAGCATGGCATTGGCGGGAACGCCTCCGCATTCCGCCAATGGTTGGCCTCGCCGAAAGGTGGGAAGCGCCTTCCCGAACAGAGCGCCAGAACGCTTGCTCTTGACCGCTACCTTAACCTTTGATCCTATGTTCATCATCGTCATGGGGAACAAGGCATATTGGCGCTGTGATAATCCACGCTATGGCTGGACATCGAAACACGCTGCCGTCCTCTGGGCTAGGGCGCATCTGCCCACGGCAGCATGGTGCCTTGCCAAGATCGTTCCTGCCTAGCTTATAGCTCCTCCTCTCAAAGCCGCTGGTCCTTGGAGCCAGCGGCCTTCCTCTTCCTCCGCATGTTCCTCCGCCTCAAGGGTTTCCCAAAGGGTGTCCTCCCCAATGGCCCTATGACTTATTAGCCTATATCCCCTTTACCACAAAAACCGAATTTAAAAGTTCCTTGTGTAGGGCCTCCGGCCCTCAGGGGAGAAGAGAGGTGAAGGAGGGACGAGAAAAGAGCTTTCTCCCCTGAGAAGGCGTCGCCCAGAAAAGAGTTGACATCTTTGGCGCATTGTGGTATCAAGGGGAAGATGAAGAAAAGCTCCCCCGAGAGGCCAAAGGGCGATGACGTGCAAGAGGTTCCGCTCTCCAGAGGGGAGCCGCTTCGCGTTCCCGGGAAGAAAAAGAAAGGATTAAGACGATGAGTGCAAAAAACAGTGGGTATCCACCACGAGTGGAAGAGATTCTCCGGCGGCAGACGTTGAACACCCTTAAGCCGGTGTCGGTTGTGTACGATAAGGCTCAGAGGGAGGAGGTTGTGATCAGACGGGTAGGCGCGGAGGTGATGGTTGAAACGCCCGCGGGGGCGAAGGAAGAGGAAAACCGCGCGGCATAGCCCGCTCCGCGACCCTCAAGATCAGCACTGCCAAAGGCAGGGCAAGTCTTGAAGGTGTCAAAGAGAGAAAGGACGAAAGTGGGAAACTGGCATATTTCAATCGAAGGGATGGGAAGTCATCATAATAAAGACGTCAACGATGCAGATCAGCTCGCGGCGGCCTTTGTAAAAGAACTCCAAGCCGCCGGGCAGAAGGTAGAGCGGGCTGTTATCACAGTGGGAAGCAAAACCAACCTTGAATCGACAAGTGGCGAACCGAAGGAGACGATTGTTGGTGGTCAGTCCGAGACGGTTGGCACCTAAAAGAACAGCGTCGCCGTAGGCGGCGTGAGCTTCACGATTCATGAGAACCCTTCTAGCGCTCCTTCTTGGAACGGCTTCGCTTTGCTCCGCAGGGCCGGTTCTTGGGTGGAATCAAAGCCCCGAACCTTCAGTGGTGGGGTATGTGGTCTTTGTGGGGACGAATAGCCGAAGCTATTCGTTGTCGTTCACAAACAATGCCCGAACGAACATTATGGTTACCTTGACAAATCTCCAAACATCGACGACGCTCTATGCTGCCGTCGTGGCTCAGGATTCTTCAGGGGTGGTGAGTGATTTCAGCAACGAGATTTCTTTCACGGTACCAAAGTCCCCAGTTCTTCGCCTAATGTGGTCCCCAATGGTCGAAGGTCCATTCTTCGCCTTTGGCGATCTTCCGGCGGTCAACCCAGGCTTTTACAAGATGGAGATTGTGCCATGAACGAACTCGCCCGATATGCGGAAGCTGCGGGCGTTGCGCCCGGCAACCAAAGCTTCTATGAGAATTCTAAGCTCGCCGGCTCGACAGTTGAGCAGGAATACAAAGAGAACCCAGATGCGTTGTTTAATTCCAAAGACCCAAACTGGAGCATTCTTCATGAAAGTCCCCGCCACCGCATTATCATCTTCCTCAAAGCGCAGGCTTTGTCGAATCGCGACATTGCTCGCCGGCTTGACTTAACAGAGGCTTGGGTCTCGAACATCCTCCGCCAGCCTTGGGCACGGCAACGGCTCGTCGAAGAAATTCGCGAAGCGGGACAAGACGCGGTTCAAGGTCTTCTCGCGTCGGCAGCAGAGGACTCCGTGCTGAAGATCATTAGCGTTCGTGACTCGGCAACGGAACCTGCTGTGCAACTCCGCGCTGCGGATAGCCTTCTCGACCGGTATCTTGGGAAGGCCGTGCAGAGGTCGGAGGTCAAAGCCGAGGTCACCCACATGGCGGAGGACATTGACGCGGTGAATCGAGAGATCGAAGAGAACGAGAGGGAATTGAAGCGCCTTGGGGTGGGAGCGGTATGAGTGTCAACGCGAATATCTCCTCGGGCGCTGCGACTGCTTCGAGTGGTTCCTCCTCGGTGGCTCTAACGGCCTCTGCTACACAGTTCCTTTCTGGTCTTGGCACTACGACCTGCGACTATCAAATTACGAACTCGTCGTCGATATGTCGCACCGACATCCTCCATATCCTCAACGGGGCTAACACTATCACCGCCCCCACCAACGCTGCTGGTGTGATCATCCAACCCGATCCCCTAAATCGCTACTCAATGACTCTAAAGGGTGTCGCGGGTGATACAGGTATTGCTATCCACAAAAATGCTCCTATTCTCCTCCCTTTCACTGCTAACCCTATCGGCACCCTCTCGTTCGTTATCGACGGTGGGGCGTCGAATTATAGCGCGCAGGCTGTGACCGCTGACGCGCCCTCCGATAAGATTACCCTTGCTGCTCATACTCTTATCGCAGGCTCGGCAGTTTATCTAACAGGCTCTCCGGTGCCAGGAGGAATAACCTCCACCCTTTATTACTACGTGGTCAACCCAACCACGAACGATTTCCAACTCTCCCTTACAAAAGGAGGTTCGGTGGTGGACATTACCTCAAATGGCACGACTGTGCTTTTGACAAGCGCTCAAGAAGCTCGCTTCTCATGGTTATGAGCGTTGCTATTGACCTCACCCCGGTCTTTCGTTTCAAAGCGCTTGGCTCTACTGCTTTGAGCATTCTCGCTTCTTATGTCGAGCTTGCTGGAAGTTCCAACCCTGCCGACTACCAACTCACAAATGCAATGAGTGTTTGTTCGGTTGACATAATCAAACTTATCAATGGCTCCAACACCGTCCTCGCCCCGAGGGGAGCGGTGGGTTGCCTTGCTTGCCCTGATCCTATCAATCGTTATAGTTTAACCCTTAAAGGTGCTGGAGCAGATACTGGTATCTTAATGGACAACATTGGGCCCTTCTTCTTCATGTTCGCAGCCCCTGACCCTGTCAATACAAAGAGCATCATCGTTGATGGAAGCGCGTCGAACTATACAAACCAAGCAGTGACGGCTGATTCTGTCACCGACAAAATCACCCTCGCCTCTCACACACTCATAACAAACTCTATCATCAGCTTCGGGGGCACTCTTCCTGGTGGAATTATCACTGGTTATAACTACTACGTGGTCAATCCCACAACAAATGATTTCCAAATCTCTCTTACAAAAAGCGGTTCCGTGGTTGATTTGACGTCCAACGGAGCTTCTGTCACAATTGTATCTGGTCAAGAATGTCGGTTTATTTGGTTCTAACCCGCGCCAGAAGGCGCATGAAAGGAAGCACGGTTTATGGCGAATTATACATTTGGATCAGGAACGGGCGGGGTGGGGACCTCCATGGCGACGGAGTCGATAACCCTTACCTTTCCGACGGGGTCTTCAAGCGGGCCGTTGGACAGCTTTACCTTGACGAACCCAAATAGCGCTTGTTATGTTCAGGTCTTCAATCCGCTTGCGTCGGGGTTCACAGCGGTGACCGTCCCCGCGGGAGCGGGTGGGGCGATTCTTGTCCCTCCATCAGGCAATACCAACACAATCACTCTCAAGGGTATCACAGGGGATACAGGAACGCCGTTGAGTAAAACCGCCCCAACAACGCTCATCTTCGACACCATCCCACCGGCCACAATCGGCTTGACTGCAGGTGCTGCCATCACTGGCTTCAAAATCTACTGGATTTGAAGGTTATGCCCTATTCGATCAAGAAAACGAAGGAAGGAGCGGTGCTCGTCAAGAAAGCTACCGGAAAGGTGGTATCGCACCATGCCTCGGTCGAGAAGGCCAAAGCCGCGATGCGAGCAATCTATGCCAACACCGGTGAGGGTGGTGGCGCCCGGATGAGCGATCTGTTCTCAAAATGACCTCTGATCTTCAAGATGACCCCGAGGTGCTTTTGCTAAAGCGCCAACGTGCGACATTGCTTAAGCGAAAGCTTGAGTTGGTGAAGCGGTTCGGCTTGGCTTACTACCGGCCTTTCCCAAAGCAGGATGCTTTTCATCGGGCGGGGGTGCGCTTTAAGCGACGGATGATCCGGTCGGGAAACCGCTATGGAAAATCGACTATGGGGTGCGCGGAAGATTGCGCATGGTTTATGAACGAACGTTCTTGGTATGCCGAAAGCGATTCTGCTCGGCGAGGGGGTATCCCACAGCATCCCACAAAGATTCTCACGATCACCACCGACTGGGATAAGGTCGACGAGATATGGACCTCGCAGAAAGCGGACGGGGGAAAGGTCTGGAAGATGCTCCCGAAGGACGTGGTGAAGAGCGTCCGTCGCAACCACACCGGCGCAATCGACATGATTGAAGGGGTGAATAAATCGGTATGGCGCTTCGATACAGTCAAGAGCTTCAAAGCCAACCCACTTGGGAGTGAAAGTTCAGACTGGGACTTGATCCATGTCGATGAGCCATGTCCTGAGGATATGTTCAAGGCGTCTGCTCGTGGACTTGTTGATCGAGGTGGGTCGGCTATCTTCACTCTCACACCACTGACTGAGTTCTGGATTAACGATTATTTCTTCCCCCAAGATACAGGGGGCCAACTGCGGGATAGCGTCTGGGCAGACACCGGCTCAATCTACGATAACCCTTACTTGTTGAAAGATGCGATTGCAGAGTTCGAGGCTTTGCTCACCGAGGACGAGAAGCAATGTCGCCTTTATGGTATTCCTCTTCATCTATCAGGGTTGATCTACAAAGAGTTCTCATGGGACAAACACGTCCTCAAAGACCTTCCCTTAGGGTGGACATCGTATGAAAATCCTCCGCTCGATTATACTATCTATACCGCGGTGGACCCCCATCCACAAACTCCACATGCTGTGCTATACTGTGCCCTCAACGCTCTTGGTCAGAAGTTCTACTTTGTCGACACGTTTCGGCACTGTTCGATCGCTGACCTCTCCGCTGATATCCGGCGCGTTCATTTTGGAAGACACGCCCTCTGGACCAAAGTGGACCCGATTGCTTACATAAATGATCCGATCACCGAGACAAACATGGCCTACGAGTTCGAGCGTCATGGAGTCTGTGTCGAGCGGGCCACAAAAGACCTTTCAACTGGTATCTTGAAAGTTCAGGAGATGCTCGCTGCTCCAGCGGGGCAGACCTTTTTCACTCCTGCCTGTCGTCGGACGTTGTGGGAGATTCAGCGTTATTGTTGGGATGAGAAAGAAAACCGCCCACTTGACAAAGACGACCACATGATGGAGAATCTTTACCGCCTAGAGCTTTCTGGTATGCGCTACGTGCCCCGAGAAGACCCCTCAAACAAACCTGTCGAAGATGAAGCCATCGTGGGCCGGCCAAATCTCGACCTTCGAGACATTTCCTTCGCGTTATGAATCCTGGAATTGAATATTATCGGCCTTTTGGTCAACAAGCTTTTGGTTATATCGTCGTTAACAGCAAGCCTACAGCAACACCGAATATTGTCATCGGTGGGACGACGTTGACCTACAAGACACATTTCTTTGGCGACACCCCCCAACAGATTTGCCAATCCCTTGTGGCGGTGATTAACTCCGACCTATCTCGGCAAGATTTGGGCTTTACCACTACCTTTGTTCGATCTGTCTATGCTGTTCAGGTGCCGGGAAATATTGTAATTGTTGTCGCGACAGAGCCGGGGCTTGGTGGGAATAACCTAGTCTTAACAACGACTGATTCAAACGCCTTCACCCTTTCAGGAGCAACATTAGCAAGTGGCACAGGTGGAGTTTTTGATAATAACTATACCAACATTACAACAAACGCCACTACAGTGGTAAAGAGCGGCACAGGCGTGCTTCATTATCTCTCTGTGAATACAAGAGGTGCTGCCACTACCGCAACAATCTACGACAACACATCTGCTACAGTGCCAAAGATTGGAACGCTCGATACGACTTTAAATGTCGCGACGTTGCTTTATGATGTGCGCTTCAACACCGGCCTTACGATCGTCACTGCAGGGACAACTCCTGCTGATCTTACTGTAGCATGGCGATAAAAGATACAAATTCAGTAGTCCAACTCGCAGAGGTATTTGCTCAATCGAAGTCGAATGCAGAGCAAATACAATCTCTTGGAGAGCGGCTTGATCAGTTTGGTCGTGCGTTGGATAATATTCGTGATTCGGTCAACCGAGGTTTCGCTGAAGTGCGGGATCGAGTTAGCGATTCGACGAAGCCAAACTTCCAACTCGCGACGATTATTCTTGGTATTGTTGGGATGGTAGCAACTCCTGTTGGGATCTACTTCACTTCTTCTCTTCAAAGGGTGGAAAGGGCCTCGGAGCGCGGGCTTGAGTCATTAGACACAAAACTACAGAAAGAATTTCAACTTTCTATTGAGACAGCCCGTCAGGGTATTGCAAACTTGGACAGCCGCTCGTTAGAGCGACATGTTGAAGCAGTTCGTGCTGTAGAACAAAATGCAGAAGGTATTAAACGCTTACAAGAATGGCAGGATTACCAAGTAAAGAGCGATCTAGATGAGTTAAGAAGGCGGCGGTCAAACGAGATAAAATGAAAAGGAACAAAATGAAGACAACGATAACGGTGGTGATAGTTGCAATATGGATGTTGGTTATAGGGTGTGCAGGAACGAAAGCCGGAACATGGTTTGCAAAATCCCCTGCCTTTGTGCAATCTGGTGGCGGCACGAATGGTCCGGTGGTGATCTCACCAAACCCCGCGATTGGTCAGGTAGGAAGTGTGCTAGGCCCTTATGGAACATTCGGTGCAACAGGGCTTTCTGCTATTCTTGCTGCTTACGCTGCGTATGCGAATAAGAAAACTGCATCGCAACTTGCAGATCATATTGACGAGACGGTGCCGCCAACAAAAAGCTAGGTTCAGGGCAATAATTAACCCGAACGGAGATGGAATCCTACGTCACAGACTCTTTGAAGGGGGAGCAGCAAAGTGAGTTCCACAAGACCATTCTTGCGGACTCAAAGAAACTTGTCGAAATGTCCCGTCGAAGGATGCGGGTGTTCTATGACCAATGGGATAAAAACGACGACATCTACCGCGGGATCATCCGTGCCGACGAGCAGGACAAGAAAGCGCGTGAGCGACGAGAACCTGAGAAAATGGTTGTGCCTATTTCCTATTCTCAGGTGCAGACATTTGTCTCGTTCTGCTTTTCGTTATTCACACAGAGAGAGCGTTTCTTCGAACTTTTAGGAATGTCCGAAGAAGATCAAGAACCCGCAAAGATAGGGGAGGCGTTCCTTGCGCGTGACCTCTCCTATAATATCTTCGAGGCGCGACTCTATCAGTTCTTGCTCGACGTTGCCCGCTTCGGAATGGGCATTGTGAAAACCTCCTGGACCCGTGAAACTCAACAGGTCTCAATGCCGGTAGCGATACCGCCAACCTCTCCTTTTCAGGGGGTGCAGGAAGTGCCACAAGTCCAGGCATATGCTCAGCAGACGGTGACAAAGTATCTTGGGAATAAAATTCTGAACATTTCCCCGTATCGCTTCTTTCCTGATGTTCGTCTGCCTTTATGCCGCTTTCAAGAGGGAGAGTTTGTCGCTTCGGAGGACGAATATAGCTACACGGCGTTAATGGAAATGCAGAACCGCGGGGAGGTTTCTGGGGTCGAGTTCACAAAAGGCTTCTCCATTCAAGCTCTTGAGGCACGAGGGAACTGGCATCACTCAATGGGTCTTTCGATGGACGAGGCGATGACACAGTTTGCTGACTCAGCCCAAAGCAAAGGCAATCGGTTGGTGACTGAGGTGCAGAGGTCGATCATTCCGTCGGAATATATGGTGGACGACAAACCCCTCGGACCGGAGAAATACCCGGTGAAGTATGTGGTTTGGTATGTCAACGATCAGCGAGTGATCAAGTGCGAACCGATGAACTATCTTCATGGGCAGTTTACCTATGACGTAGCCGAGTATGCGCCGGACTTCCACAACCTTGTGAATATGGGTCTATCGGAGACTATTGATTCGCTTCAGAGTGTTATCTCCTGGTTCATCAATTCTCGCATCACCTCGGTGCGGAAGGTGATTTCAAACTACCTTATCGTCGACCCTGAAGGGGTGGAGATGAAAGACCTTCAGGCAAGGAACCCGGTGATACGCCTCAAGCCCCTTGCTGCGGCACGAGGAGGAATTGACCGGGTTGTGAAGCAACTTAACATCCAGGACGTGACGCAGAACCACCTCGCGGACGCGAAATTCCTTCAGGATATGGTGCAGCTTACGACGGGCATTTCGGATAACCTTTTGGGGCAGTTTCATACAGGTCGCCGGTCTGCAACAGAGGCTCGGAACGTCAACTCCTCCGCAGCAGCGCGGCTGAAGATGATTGCGACGCTTATCTTCCGAGGTGCTCTCGAACCAATGGGACGAAAGATGCTCTCAAACCTCCGAGACGGTCTCGACGAGAAAACGGTGGTCAACCTTGTCGGTGCGGACAAAGCAATGGGAGCGGACTTTATCAAAGCTGACAAAGAGGACTTAGTGGGAAATTATGACTTTGAGGTCTTTGATGGGACGTTGCCGAGCGAGAAGGTGCTTATTGCGCAGGCCCTCCAAGAGGTGCTTACGGCTCTCATCCCAAACCCGCAGGCTGCTGTCGCTCTTCAGATCGACCCTCGTGCGATGTTAATGGAACAACTTGAGTTACGGGGGGTGCGCAACCCCGAGCGATTCACGCTCGCACCGCCGCCTACACCGGGGATGCCAGGGAATGTCACCCCTCTAACTCAACCTCCGGCGCTTCCGGCGCCCTCTCAACCGTATGAACCAGGCCAAAGTGGACTTTCAGGACTTTTCCAAGGCGGACCAGCTTAGGGCGTTCGCTGCATTGAACGAGAACATGGCCTTTCTGGCGCTGGAAGAGGCGTTGGTGGTTGAGACGAAGGGTAAGGTCTTTGAAGTGCTCAACAAGCGTGTGGGAACGGTTGAAGAATTCTTCCTACGTGAGCAGGATATTGGCGAGGCCAGAGGCCAAAGTCGGGTGAGGCAACTTCTGGATTTGACGATACAAAGACTTCAAGAAGAAGTCTCCAAAGAGAAAGAACAAAATGAAATTACACACGATAATGAGAATGGCTGACTCGGTGGAGGGTGGGGGAGGAGTATTCGGCACACCTCCTACTACGCCGCCAGCGTCAGGAACACTACCTGCTGAAGGAGGGACGCCACCAGTCACCCCACCAGGTGGTGACGGGACTCCGCCAGTGGGCACTCTACCCACAACGCCACCTCCTTCCGCTTTGACCGCGGACGAGATCGCCGCCGCCTTTAAGAAAGCAGGGGTTGGCCAGCCTCAAGCAGCCCCGGCGACGCAATCGACAAAGCAATATACCCAAGAGGACTTTGATAAGGCGTTCAATATCTTCAAGCCCACCCCCGCTTTGCGGGATGCAATCCTTGCTGGTGGCGACGGCGCTCTCGCTGCTCTGGCAGAGGTTGCTCAGGGAGTAGCAAAACAAGTGGCCACGCTTGCGGCTTATCAACTTCAAGAAGCACGCGAACAACTTGAGGCGAAATTCTCACCTGCGTTGACCTATGCTCAAAAGGAACAGGAAAAGGCATTGTGGGCTGAGTTTACTGAGGTCAACAAAGACCTTAAAGGTTTCGAGATGATCGTGCAAAAGGTCGTCGCCGATATGAAGACAAATGGCTGGAAAGGAACCAAAGAAGAAGGGTTCAAATTCATAGCCGACCAATCTCGCCTTATTATAAAGGCGTTACCAGGAATGGCCGCTGCTCAAGTAGGGGCCGCTCCCGGTGCTGCCCCCACCACACGTATGTCCACGCTCTCGGGCGGGGGGCAAGGTGGAGCAGGAAACGGTGCTCCGGCGGCTTCGAAATCGAAGTCTCCCGGTCAGGCCGTGTTTAGTTAAATGAAAGAACCGTTATGGCCATTCTTGGCCTTTTAAACACAGAGTCAGACCCTAACTGGCGTTTTCAGAACATCCGCCGGCAGGTGTTTTACTTCTATCCCAACGGAGCAGCGCCCTTAACGGGCCTTCTGTCTCTTCTTCAGGAGGAAGATACAGATGACCCACAATTTTCCTGGTATGAGAAGCGACTTGCCGAACAGAGATCGACAATGGTCGTTGCGACCACGACGTTGGTCTTCACAGCTACACCCTCTTCGGGAGTGGATGATTCCCTCACCGCTGATGGTGCGGCCACGCTAACGATGGCAGGGTTCAACGCTGCCGGGACGGCTGGTGCAAACCAGATGATCCGCTTTAGGGTAGCGGATAGTTCACAGTTCCGTGCTGGTCATATCGTGAGGATTCCAGCGATCACATGGACAACCACGGGCGCGGGCACTTTCGACCTGATTGCGCAGATTACCTTCGTGAGCACAGCTAACGCGGGCTTCATGAACGCTCGTATCTTGGCAAAGCCTTACCTTCAGCAAGCTTCCACGACGTTGCTCAGCAACCTCGCAGCTTATGTTGGAAAGGAAGTTCTCGTTATCGGTTCGAGCTTCCAACAGGGCCAGGACCTCGGCGCTCAGGGCACGATCATGGCAGCTACCTCCGAGATCTACACGATTCCGGTGAATCCGACAAACAACGCTCAAATCTTCCGAACTCCGTTCAGTATGACCGGCACGGCGTTGAAGACTGGGTTGAAGTATGATGAGACCGGACCTTACAAGGACAAAGCGAAGGAATCATCGGTGCAACATATGATCGAAATGGAAAAGGGTTTCCTTTTCGGTTATAAAAGCAAGACCAACGTGGCGGGCCTCCTCCAGTTTCAAACTGGTGGTATCCTCGGGTTCTTGATTGACTGGGAAGCTGGGACGATCTATGGAAACGCAGCCGCAACGCTCGACACCGATGACAACAAACGGATCATCTCAAACGCAGCGGGGAGTATCAACGAAAAGACGTATGAGAAGTACCTAGAACGTGTATTTCGTGTTACGAACAACACCGCGAATGAGAAGTTGGTGCTGTGTGGTTCAGGCTTTCTCTCGGTGATCAACCAGATGTATAAGAGCAAGACCACCCTCACGGCGGATCTTCCTCTAACCGACACCTATGGAATGAGTGTCGTGCGTCACCAGACACCCTATGGAACGATCTACTACAAGAGTCATCCACTCTTCTCGCAGAACGCCGCCATGCGTTACAACGCCCTCTTTTTGGATATCCAAAATCTGCGGTATCGGTATGTTCAGGGCCGTGACACTGAACTGTTGAAGAATCGCCAGCCGAACGATGCGGATTATCGTAAGGACGAATGGCTCACCGAAGCCGGCCTTGAATGTCGCTTCCCTGAGAGTCATATGTATCTCCAAAATGTGACGGACTACACCCCATAACCTTATGGCTGACCTACTTCAATCGCAGGTGACGGTCCTTCGGTCTTGGACTGAAGGAGGTGTCACAGGTAAGGAGAGAAAAGGTGCGTTGGTAACCTTGAATGGAACGTGGACTTGTGGTAGCACTGCCAACAAGCTCCTCGCTTCCGCGATGGGATTCACCAAGATTGAGAGTTGTTCGAATGGGGTGTTGGATGACAATTCCCTTGTTTATCTGCTCTCACCCGCGGCGGATGGCACCTACCTAGTGCTCACACAGGTCCAAGCAGCCACGGGCATCCCGGTGGATGTCACCGTTACAACTCCTCGAACATTGGCTGTGGAGGTCCATGGCTACTTCTAACCCTCAAAGAGAAAGAGAACGAAAATGAAAGAAATGATAGTGCCAAAAGACTTGGACGATCTGACGATCACCCCCGACTCGGGGGTAGATCACCGAGATACCAACAAAGTATCAGGAGTGGCGAAGATAACGAAAGCCTTTCAAGCCACGAACGCGACTGAACAATACCAAACTGGCAAGTCCAACTTTGGTATGCTTGGTGGGAACAACCGCAAGACGCGCACGGCGAACTGAAGGATTGGAGTTTGGGCGTCTCCGTTATCAAAATGCCCTTCTTTTAAATGGCACGAACCCTTAAAGACCTTCGGATGGCGGTGGCTGCCTTCGCAACCCGGAATGAGAGTGACTTTCTCATTAGTGGCCAGGATTGTCTTCTCCTCGCGATCAACCTCGCAAAGGATGCTGCCCAACGAGCGGTCGACTTTGAGGCTGCGAAGGTCTCGACACAGCTTGTTATTAGCGTGCTTAATGGTGGGGACGTTTCGGGGATGACT